AAAACCAGCTATTGGTTTTCTAGTGTCACCAAATACTACTTCATCATACTCTAATCTTTTTGCATCTAATTCTTCTAATGCGTTTGCTAATACAGATTGATATTCTCTAACACGCAGTGATGCAGACTGTCCTAGTTCTTCTAATCCTCTACCTGTAACAAATGCGTTAGGGGATTGTCCATCATCCGATACTGGATAAGCTGCACCAAGTCGCAAGTGTCGTTCAAGTCTATCTACTTGTTGAAATAACTGGTAAGGTAGATTGTTGACTGGCTTTGACACTTGCGAACCAGGTGTTAAATAGTTAACAGCAAATCTGCCTTTTCTATATTTTCCTGATTCAATCTCACCAATAATATTTGTTTCTGTAAATACTGCATCTTCCATAGCAATAGTTCCAAGTATGTTAATTTTTGCCATATTTGCCATAAGACCTGTAATGTGTTGAAACTGTGATTGCATTTGGTCAAAGCTATATCTTTTAGCTATAACAAAACATGGACCAGAACTTAATGGGTTTGGCATAAAGTCAATAGTTTTTTTGTTTTCTGGAAGATATACATATGTACCATCTTCGTTCATGTATTCAACTACAACTTTGCCATGACCTGTAGAGTTAGCCCAACTACCTGATTTATCTGAACCATCTATAATTGCAGAATATGGATTTTGAAATCCATCATTATTTTCATATGCGTATATGTATGGTTTAGCTTCTGGGTATTGGTCTGCTAAAACATTGTGTGGAACTCTAGTAATTATTGCAAGTTCTTTAGGTTGTTGGTCATTACCAAAATATCCTGGGTAACAACTAAATGGGTCTCTTAATTCTGCGTATGGATATGCGTTGCCATCTTTATCTCTTTTGTGTTTTACAACCCATACAACAAAACCATAACCTGGCAACCATCTACCAACTTGTGGTAACTGCATATGCAACTTTTGATTTTTGTCATATGCCATTACTATTCGTTCTAGTTTTTCAGATTTTTTCTTTGCTCTTTCTGAATCTTTTTGATTTATTATATCTACTTTTAAATCTGGGCTTCTACCTAATTTTTGTGCAAATCTCTCTAGTGCGGTTAAAAATAAATTAGGTGCTGGTAATTCGTGATATTCTACATTTATTGATTTACCTAGTAGTGCTTGTACTCCAGCTTCACCACCATTCATTATGTCTCTAATTCTACCTCTATCAATCATCGAGTCTTGATTAATAACTCTAAGGTAATCTATCCTGTCGTATATTTTGTCGCTGTCTAACACTTAGTTAACTCCAATTATCTAAATCCATATTACTTGAATTATACCCTGTAAAACTGGGATTGTATTCATATCCTAACTCTGCAAATTTTTCTTTTTGCATTCTTCTTATAGCTCTCATTGGAAACCAACTAGCCATAACTATGTCTGTCTTTGTACCTACACTCTTGCTTTTGTTTTTAGCAGAAGAGAAATACACTAACTGACTTGTATATAAGTTTACCTTTTCTTGTGCTTCAAAGCTAAGGTATGGTAAAGAAATTATTTTTTCTTGAAACATAGGTCTCATAGCTGTTACACCATAGACTGGGTCAAACTTGTTCTTGTAAGTCTCATGTCCTTCCAAAAATATACCATGACTAGATGCAAACTCTCTTATGCTTTTATCTTGTCTAATAGCTTTTTGGAAACCATTTTCTTCTATAACCCAATGTGATAAATTATATTTACCCCACCATTCTTTTATTATTTCTAATGCTTGTGGAATACCGCCACCAAGACTGTTGTTCATATCTACCATATACAATTTGTTTGCATCCATATTGTATGCCCACAAAAATGCTGCTTGATAACCTGTAGATGCAGGGTCAAGTCCTGCAATCAAACGAATGCCTGGTGGTATATGTCCTATGTCTCTTTTCTGGTCTCTACATTCTTCTATCTCTACTCTGTCAAACAATGCAAGTCCATCTGGCATAGCAACATTAAGATACACCATTTCATATATAGCTCTACCACCTGTAGTTTCTGCTGCTCTCTTCCTGTCCATTAACCATTTGTATGTTCTTTTACCTGTCCACAACATACAGTCATTGTGTTCTGTTTCATCCCAGTCAGGTAATGTACAAGCTGTATCGTGTGCTTCTTCTACAATAGTTTTCCAAGATTCGTTTTCTAACAGATGTGAATACAAGTCATCATAGTGTTGCCTAGAACCAATAACCACCATAGCGGTATGTTCCTCTTTACGACTTGACAATGTTGTAGTCCACCAGTTTCTTGTGTTTTCTCTTGATGCTGGTTGCATAGTAGAACTGTGGTCTTCAATGTCATCAGCAATAATAATATCGCAGTCTCTTGACAGTATCTTACCACCACGACCAATGCCTACCATTGTTGGTGATTTAATACCTGTCACTGTTCTAGTACCTACAGTAAATTCTGTAGATGACCACGCTTTACCACTTCTGTTTTGTGGTTTAAATTTAGGTCCTGGTCCACATATTTCTTCTATTAATAATTCATTGTTTTCTAATTGGTCAATAACAGAACTGCATGAGTTTTTAGCAATATCTTCGTTACCACCTACCCACAAAATTCTTATGTTAGGTGTTTTACATATTAACCATATAACAAAATGTATAAGCAAATCTGTTTTGCCATGTCGTGGTGGTGACAATATCATTTGCTGTTCACCTTTGTCTATAGCTTCTAGTATTGACTCAATCCATCTAATGTGAAACTCTGGTGTTTCGTATGGTATGCCTTGTTCTGTCTCAAAATATCTGTCTCTAAAATCCTTAAAATCTTCTAATGTTTTTTCTGCAACTTGTGGTATTTCCCAAGTTTTTTGTTTAGTCTCTGTCTCTGTGTCTTCTACCCACGCATTGTATGCCATAGATACTGAAGCTACAGATGTGTTTAATATTTTTGCAACTTCAGACATAGTTACTTTTTTTTCTAGTATCTGTAAACCATAACCAGATTCTTTTAAGTCTGTGTAAACTTTACCTCTTCTTTGTTGTACAGTTTTTTGACTAGGTATGTTAACTACATCATCCTTTTGTTCCCACTCAATACCTTTTGCTTTTGCCCTTTTCTTTTGTTGTGCAATTCTATTTCTACAACGACTACTGCAATACTTACTTGATTTGGGTGGCAAAGGTCTTAAACAACCTGCTGCATAACATATTTTTTTATTTGCCATAATTTTTACACTCTTTATTTCTACAAATTAATTTAGTGTATTCATCATTCTCTCCATATTGTAAGGACAGAATTTTTTTACATCTTGGGCATGGAACGCCCCAATATCCCAAAACTTACTTCTTTTTTTTCTTCCAACCACGCTTTATTTCAGCATAGTTTTTTTTAGATATAGTTGAATTTTTTTTAGACCTAGAAGTACCTGCTTGTTGTCTTCTATGTATATTTCCAACTAAACTATTTTTACCTGAACCATGCGGCATAATATCTCCTCACCACATCCTGCAAGACCAATATCTTGCGGATGTTTTATCTGTTGCTGTATCACATTTGTGTCTAGCTCTAAAAGAAGCTCTTGCCTCTTTATTATCTTTTCTTATTTCCATGTTAGGGTCACCGAACATAACCTTTTTTATTTTTTCGCCATCCTTAACATAAACTTTAAATTTTTTACGACCATGACCAGGTTCACCTTTACTAATCCTAGAAGGTGAATTTAGTGTAACTGATTTACCCTGGTATGTAGCCATAATTAATTATAACCTTTTTCAGACCCAAGTCTTCTTGGTCTTGTCTCTGCAAGTCTCTTAGCAATCTTGCCACCTGATTTTGATATAGCAGCAGTTTTTTTACCTTGTTTACGCAACTTGTTTAAATTTTTAAGAGATGGATTTTGTTCAAACTGTTTTCTAACTTGTTTGTTTTTTTCCATAGACTTACTCATAAGACTCATGTGTTGCTTACCTCTTGCTATAGCTTCACGCCTTGGCATACCATAAGTAGTTGCATCTTGATTTGCAGAACCTATGTGTCTTTTATTATGTGGCATAATTATCTCTTTGGTCTTCTTTTACTATCTCGTAATTTTTTAAAATCAGCACCAGTAATTTTGTCAAATGGTGGTGCTTGTTTTGCTATCTTCTTTTGCTTAGGTGATAACATTAATACCTCTTAGTTTTTCTTCCAGCACCATATCTTTTTTTCTTACCTTTTTTGTTCATTGGCATTTTGTACTCCTATATATATTTCTACCATCATAACACAAAACTCCACCGAAGTGGAGTCTTGCTATATACAGTGTCCAAACTGTTATGAGTATTGTAGGCAGTTGTTTCCTTAGTTAAAGGTCCTCGCACCTACGCTACTCTATGAAAGAAAATGAAATTACTTTAACCAACACACTTTTGTCTATATGATTTCAAGCATTTTCTTTTTCAATTTCGTATGTAGATATTTATTTTACATACTGGTTATATCCCCATACAACCAACCTAGAACTTTTCTAGGTAGGTATAGTGTAGTAATGTCTTTGCACTATAGTGCAAAAAAATTTTTTTTTTAATCATCTCCTGCCCAGTTAGGATTACCTGCATACTCTTTGTCAGTCTGACAGTCAGTACATAGATTATCTACTAACTCATCTGCCCAAAATGGATTCAGGCAATTATCACAATCTTGTACATGTATGTCCATATTGGTATTATAGTAAACCCTCCTTCGCAGGAGGGTCGTACTATACAAACAAAGTAAGGAGGGCTATGAATAATGTCTAGCAACCAGAAGGTTGGATAAAGACTTCATGCCTTACTTATGTATAAAGTATAACATCTTGTTAGTATATACAAAGAAATTTACAGGGTTTCTGTGTGACTGTGCGTAGGCGAAAGGAGGAAACTCCTACTATACAAAAACCCTGTAGTAAAATACTACCACTAAAAGTAAAACCTGTTATAGTAAAAACACAAGCAAAGATTCCTTCCTGCTTTTAGAAAAGGATTCTTGACTAAACAACAATAAAGTGGATTAGCAGGACCATGGTAACTAGCGTGATAGGCTATTACTTCACATTGTTAAATGTTACTGATTTTAGTTCATTCTGGTTTTTGGGAGGGAGTGACACAGGGTTAGCTGTACTATCTTTTTATAGTTATTTATATAAATTGATTTATATAAATTACCTTATTACTGTAAACCTACCTTTAATATAGTACCCTACTAGATATTGTACCACTACATCTAGTACCCCTTTAACAGCATTGTTTTCTAGGTTACACACAACACAACACAGGGGGCGACATTAAACCCTACCCCTTTAATAACCTACTATATATAGTGGTACAACATATAGTATGTCTTGTTCTACTTACAATATATAGTCATACCATATATAGTGTATATAAATTGCTACAGGATGGGTACAGAATTTAAACAAATACAAAGAGGGGAAGCGTTGTTTAAACTCCTGGAAATAAATTAAAAGAAATACCTTGTTTAATTCCTGGATAGTGTAAGCTGGAGTATACAAACAAAGGAGAACAAATGTACATAGTAAAGATATACAAGCATCAGGTTAAGATTAGAAATAATAGGAGACACATAACTAAACCTGTTGAGTACAAAACTTTTAAGTCATTAGATTCAGCTAATGAATTTATTGACTCATTAAGTTCTGTATATCCACAAGTAAGCAGTACTGGAAATAAGATAACTAAGTTTCAGTTTTCTGAACTATATGAAAGATTGGAGACAAGATGAAATTATTTTCAGCAAGGACAGGCAAAGACCACTTCGTAGCTAGTGACAAAGTTAAGGACTGGTTTAGCCAGGAGACAATATGCGGAAGAGAACTTCGCGGTTCTATTCCTAGCAAGGATGCAGAAGACAGAGGAGTTAACTGTATGAACTGCATGACTAAGGCAGGTTTAGTAAAGAAGAACAGAACTACTGGCACAAAGTCCAGTCCTGGAGTTATTGGGTACACACAAACAACTTATGAAGTTGTTAAGCCATTCACCAGGATGGAGATAAACAGAAACTTAGTAAGCTATATACCAGGTGACTTAATCACAGGTGAAGCATACGATAGAGCAAGGAGGTAACAACATGCCAAATTATTATCCTGATGCACATGTAGAGCGTTGCAGTCTAACTGACTGCAACAAGCCAGTGGCTAGAGGATTAGGAGTAAACAAGAAGACAGGTATGAAATACCTTACATATTTAGAGTTCTGTAAAGAACATAATAAAAATGCTACACATAAAACTACAAGCTAGTAATGTGGAGTGTACAAACAAACAAAGGAGATAAATAAATGAAGACAATATACAACGAACCTAGAACAAGTAAGCCACAAGTTAATGAGGTGGAGGCAGTTGTAAAACTGAACTCTACTGGGTCACTTAAAAGAGTAGAGGGAACTAGATACGATTTAATTAAATCTTATGCTACTCCTATCGCTTATGTGGTAGATGTAGAGAATGGCACATTCTTAAATGAAACTAAGGTAATTTTATGTAATGAGTTTTATTCTAATACTACTGCAAAACACAAGAGCCTTATAAGAGACTTGTACGCAGGTTGTGCAATAGGAGAATTTACTTTAGGAGGATTCTATAAAAGATCTGAAATTGATGGGGTAGATGTAAGAGGCGGATGGAATGCAGGAACTAATATTAATTGGTTACATGCCTAACACTCTTCAAGGTTATCAATGTGGTAGCCTTGTAGAGTCTTAGACTCAAACAAACAAGGAGGATAAATGGAATGCGAAGAATGTAAACAACAATATGGGTACATAGATGAAATAAATTTATGCCATCCATGTTATGTAAAGTTATACACAAAGAAGGAGCAAACATGTTAAAACTAGGAGATTTAATAATGCCAGGAGATGACCTGGATGGTGCAACACTATGCGGATATTGTCAGAATCATTTTAAAGGTGATGGTGATATGGACACATGTAAGGAGTGTTGCTAATGCCAAAAATATATAAGGTCAATGTATATCAAGAAGTTGATTTAGTTGAGAATATAGTAGAAGCCAAGAACGAACAAGATGCCATGCACATTGTGGAGAGAATGAACTACAAAGCAGGTGCAGGATTAAAGTATGCAGGTAATTATAAATTTAATG